AGTTACAGTGGACCTGATCTTCTTTACAACGCTAAACACACTCTTCAGTATATTGTTTCCGCTAATGTCAAACCAGTTCTCGTTAATACTTGAGAACTCTATAAGTGCAAATATACAAAGTAATATGTTAGTGAACAGTGCCGTTGTAGGAATGACAAATGTGTACCCAAGTCCCTTTATAATACTAGCTGTGAATGGAGTCAGTCCGTAAAAGTCAAGTGGAAATATAGCTATCGCCATGATGTAGTACCCAGCAGTCTTGAAGATGTACCCACGTCTAAGCATCTTAGACTTAAAAACGTCCCTGTAAGCCCTTCCCTCATTACTTGATATCTTCTTTATAGATACCATCTTCACCATAGTATCGATGAATATCATACTCATTAGGATGATTGCACATAGCTCTATAGGAGCGAAGAATGAGAACACGGATAGTATTACGAGTGATAGTTTAGCTTTCATGGTTTGATTTGTCTAAGTAGCAGTTTGGTTAAGATTATGCATATAAAAATAGCACCCATAACTGATAAGAAAACCATCCACCAAGGATAGCTTCTATTTTCTTCCTTTATCTGGACTCTATTTGTTTTTGCGTCAATTTTGTTATTCTTTATAGCTGACTTCAATGAATCAGAGTACATGTTTGATACTATCTTTAACGAGTCATTGAACCTCTTGTTATCAAACCTTACCATCCACCTTGTCTCTATAGTTGCCTTTGGACAGATGGCTGGCGTATTTTTTACGATGTATACAAGCGAATCCTTTCCGTCCACACCCTTTACATACAGAGTGTCAGTGGTGTTCACGTAGGTTGTATCACACGTTATTACTCCGCCCTTGTCGTAGAACTTGTCTAGATGATACTTGGCGTTGTGGCAGCTGTGTAGTACTACACTAGCTAGTAATAGGACGATGACATACCTAACGGTCATTACTTACTAACTGTAAGCTTAAACGTACCAACTGATGATCCAGAAACATATTGAATTTTCATGAATCTAGGCGCGAAGATACTGTCATAGATAGCTCTGTTAGAGGATACTGTTAAATCTACATTAGTAGACAACGAGTCGTACTCCACGTAATCTCCAGCCTGAACGTTAGAACATAAGATAGTAATGGTTGGTGTTCCTGCGTCAACTCCAGCCCATGCTTCAACCTGAACTGACCATGGAGTACTCTCTGGGAACTCAATAAAGTCGGTGGTGAAGTTAGTTGCTGCATTCAATGTTCCCATTGGTACACCATTGATCGTAGGTACGTAGTTCTTCTTTTGTTTTTGCATTTCTATCGTTTAAGTGCGCCTCCTCTGGCACGGTTAATTTTTCTATCCTCGGCAACTATCTTACCCTTCTTATGACTCGCGTCCCTTGTGTCTCCCTTTTTAAGACCTAAGCTCTTACGACCAGCGTTCGCCTCAACTCGCTTCTTTATAGCTAGTGGCTTTGCAGCTGCCTTTTTAGACGTCTCCTGGTGCTTTACTCGAGCATCTGGGTTCTTTCTATAGTATATTGCGGTCTTGCCTAGTTCCATTGTGCAAAGATACTAATTAATATTAATATACTTTCTGAAGGACGAAGTTCTGTGACTGTATGGAGTTGTTTATATTCGCCAGTCCCCACTGCGCGGTAATGGTTAGGGTGTTAGTTATCGTCGTGTTAAACGTGGTGTTAGATACTATAGCAAAGTTAACTCCATCAAGTTGTGTGTTGGCGTCCTGATTATAAGAGTACTGACCGTTTACAAACAGCTCAGCAACGCCAGCTCCGCCTATCTTAGCGATCGTGAAGTCTGACACCAGCTCGAAGTGCTTGTCGGTAGATAGCTTCATTTGGAATACACCTAAGTCCCCAATGACTACCCCGTTAGACTTAAGCCTGACGTGTACAGTCTCGTTGTTCGCACATGACAGGTGTCCACACATCTTAACGGTGAAGCTGTCTCCAACCTTAAAAGCATTTGCAGGAACGGTGAGCGTCCCAACCCCTGCTCCTATTAGCGAGGTCTCAACCGTTGTGTTCGTGATGTTAGTGCCAAGCGAAGTCTGAGCGTACAGCCCATACGACGCGGTAGGTAAGATATCTGAGAATGGGACCCACGTCTGATCTCCACGCAAGTAAGTCGTACCGTCTGCCGTCCCAGTCCCTAAGTTAAACGTAGGGATTAGATCGTAGAGCGAGAAGGGTATTATCTTCCCAAGTACTCTCTTGAGTGGGCGTGGGAAGATTGTGTGCATTTGTTAGAACGGCATTGGGTTCACAACTGGAACAAATAAGATCATCTCTAGATCCTGCACCCAATTGTAGTCGTAGTAGATGTTCTGCTCAATCTCCTCAATTGAAATTATCCAGTTCTGTGGATCATTACCATCCAAGATAGGATTAAAGTAACTATCCTCGTCAAACAATTGACCGACCAATAAGTCTTTTTGTGCTATGCTTAAAAGACCTACATAGATAGCCTTTTCTTCTTGTGTTAAATCTGCTATTTTCATAATTATACGTTTCTAAAGTTACTCAATATTTTTGTAAATGTATTATGTGAATAAGCCCCTTTTGCTTTATTAGTCCAAACGCAAACAAAGTGAACATTTCCTTCAACATATCCTAATTCATTATCTATTCTATCTAAAGAAATTAAATAAGGATTAGACGTCATTTCTCTTTTTTCATTATATGTTTTCGGACAAAGCATATTCATATTAGTGTATGCGCATTTATAATTTTGTTTTTCTAATATTTCTTGTAATCTTTCAATACTAATTGTAAATGGATAATTTCTTGATTTTGCTCCAGTCTTCCATCTGCCAAATAATGCATTATGAATATCTTTAGTTCCCCCCTTATTGCAATTTCTTGGTTTTCTTATTCCATTTTTCCATGCATTTTTAGTACCACTTCCTTTGCCTGATTCTCTATTTATATTATTTCTCTCAAGAATTATTTTGACTTTTTCAAAGCCTATTTTATATTTTTTAACTAAACTTGTTTGTGTAAAATCATTTAAATAATCCTTACACAAATCATCCTCAAAAAAAAATCTACATTCATTAATGTTTTTATACATTTCAGATTTTCCAATTATAGCTACACCATGCATTTTTAAAACACGTCTTACTCTATCTGTTGTTGCGTTCAAATCCGTTGCAATTTCATGCATTGGTTTTTTACCATAGTTTGATTTTATATAATCAATATCTAATGGTTTTATATTACTCCATCTTCCCATAATACAAATATACAACAATATAATCATATAATCAAATTACTTGGCGATTCAAGGTTGTTTGGAATGCTTGTACTGCTGTGTAGTAGTTAGCTGCTTCGGTGTCTGTTAAGCCTTCACCGATTGAGGAGAAAGCACATTCTTTTCCTGAATATTCACCTTGAAAACCAGTGTAATTTTGTGCGCCAACTCCTAAAGAAATTGTTGGAAGTATGCCAGTATTTAAAGATGTATTAGATGCTAAAAAACTACCATCTTGATAAATTTTTGCAGAATCAATAGTAAATCTTGAACCAATCATTAACCCAGTTGTGTCGGTGTTATTTATTAAAACCGTATTTGCAGGAAATGGTCCTGAGTAAAAGAATTTTCCATTCAATCCGGAATCGTGCATTCTTATTCCTAACGCTTGTGCATTTGAATTAACACAACCTATTTCACTTGCCGCATATCCAAGTTCTGATGTTCTTGAATAATAAGCTAAATGGTAGTTGTTGTTTATTAAAACGCTATTTGGAATCAATTTACTATCTGCCCAAGCATTTGTTCTATTCGGGGTACTTCCAGTACTTGAGTGTACCCATCCACCATTAAAAACTAAGCGGAACGCAGCATCAGTATCCAGTGGATTCTTTAAGTTAAACTTATGCTGACTTGCTGTTACGCCAACAAATGGATATAGCGCTTTCATCTTAGTCCAAATGCCGTATCCTTTTAAGTCAGTTACTAAAGTATTAACTGCACTTGCCTGAGTTGAATCTGTAATTACTGCTGCGTTCAAGAATGCTTGTGCGTCAGCATCTGCAACTATTGGCACACCTACATGGCGATTCAAGGAAGTTTGAAATGTCTGTACTGCTGTGTAGTAGTTAGCTGCTTCTGTGTCTGTTAAGCCGTCTCCGATTGAACCAAATGCAGTTTGTTTGTTTGAGAAAAAATTTGCTGTATTATTAGTATTACAAGCCGCAAAATATAAAGCATTATTAGCAAATGTTCCAGTTGCTGCATCTGCCGTTTTGATTAAAGAACCATTTTTAAAGAATCTTTTTGTTACAGAACCATTTGTTGTGTTATTCCAAAATCCAATTGAGTCAGTAGACGCAATACTACCTGCAGCAGAAAAAGTTTCAGCCATTTGAAAATAAGCCGTATTAGTGCCATATCTTGAGATTATAAGAGTTGTATCAAAATTCCCAAAAGCATCTGATGAGTTTCCAATATCGTAGCTATTAATTGCTGTTGGATTATTTCTTATATATGTAGAAATATGAGTTGAAGTTTTTGTTAAATTACTTAAAGTATTCAACTTTGTATCAGCAAAAGCATTCGTTCCATTCGGTAATGCTCCCGTACTTGAGTGAATCCATCCACCGTTGAAAACCAATCTAAACGCACTATCTAAATCGCGCGGGTCTTTGAGATTATACTTATGCTGCGTACTTGTTCCTCCAACAAATGGATATAATGCTTTCATCTTAGTCCA